TGGGGGTCTTTTGTCATTTACTGAGCGTACTTAATATATCTTCAACCTTAATAAGGTAGCCCTTACTAGGGTTGGGAGGTATGTTGCATGTAATGGCTCTTCCCCGTGCCGTTACTGCTTGTTTTAATACCTCCGTTGGCACTATCAAGGTTGCCCCCTCCAGCACGAATGCCCAGTATGCAGCCTTAGTACTGGACAACCCTGATAGATACCAATTCTCGTTGTTGTGTGACCAGCAAACTGTTTCTATGTATAGATTGCCAGTATCTTTCCATTGCAAATCTGTCTTTACTTCTACTGTGCTACCACCTGTTAGCAGTTGTTCTACTAGTCCTTCTCCTGCTTGACCAACGGCTAAGTCTAAATCAAAGTCTGATAGTTTGCTCATGGGTATCCTAAGTATAGTGGCTTGACCGTAATCTTTAATTTCTTTCTTAGTACCCTGCGTTGGAACTCTGTTGTTCCACCCCAGTATCCAAATACACCATTCTTAAGTGAGTAATCTAAACACTGTTGTTTTACTTCACAGTTGTTACAGATTTTACTAAGCCTATTAACATCTCTATATGTAGAACTACCTTCTGGTACAAAGAACTCCTCTGAGTCTACACTTCTACAATTAGGTGTGCCTTGCCAGTCTGGATACTCCATTAGAACTCAAATGCTAAATACCAAAAACCAAGTTCTAAACTTACATAATATTTACATACATTAAAGCCTAACCCAAATCCTGAGTTACGACCAAATGTTAACCACTTATTCCTACCTACTTTTTTTGCTGCCATTCTATCCTCCTGTTGAGTAGAAGCCTGAACCATTGAACTTGACTGCTGGTGCTGACCATATACGCTGCATTCTTTCACCACAAGTTGAGCAGGCTGGGGGTATATTTTCATTTACTTCGATTACATCTGAACAACAAGTACATTTAAAATCAAAGAGTGGCATTAGTAATTGTCCTCGTTCTTTGGGTAAGGGAGTGTGACCATTGACCCACAGTTAGTGCACTCTCCATCAAGGAAATAAAAGCATATCTCACCCTCGTCAAATGCAACAAGCGCATGAAATACATCCCCTCCACATATGCAAACATCTCCAATAGATTCTCCTCGCAAATCCATAGCGTGTGAGTAATCCGTTGGGTGTAATAACTCTCTGATTTCTTTAACATTATCACTCTCCTGATTCGTCATCATCTGCCTCTACTAAAGTATCTTCTTCAATGTATGGCCTTTGCCCGCCGATGTTCCTAATCAAACTACTGATTGCCCGCTTTACTTTCATCCGTGCACCATCTGCTGTGGTAGATAGTTCATCTGCTAAGTCACTCCACTCAACATTTTCTGCTGAGTATTTAATACGAAGCACATTTTGTTTTGCATCTGATAATCTGTAGTAAGCAGTGGCTATATCTGAACGCAGCACTAGCCAGTTATTAGTATCGTTGCTCTCACCTTTAGAAAATTTGTAGTTTAAATCTTTAATTGCTACTGGAATCTCATATGATTCTGCAATGATGGATGGTAAGAAAGCCTCAATGACTGATGGGTTGTAGTAATACAAGTCAAGTATTTCATACCCAATCTTTCTAGCCTTTTCTTTTTCGCAGTACTTGATGGCTGCATTGCGTAGAGACCTGGCTATTAACTTATCTTTATCTTTCTGTTCTAACTCTGACCACTCTTTGTATTTTTGGGGATGAGAAACAAACCACAACCACAGTACTTGTTTTATATCTGACTGCTCAGTTATAGGGTACTTGCGGTGGTACTCAACAGCAAGGGCTGCTACCATGGTTTCGTAGTCATCTAAATACATTAGATTATTTCATGCCTTCCCACTGTCCTCTTTGCACCAATAGTCCGATTATTGCATAGTTTGCTAAGTCAATGAGGGAATCCTGTATAGATTCGTAGTTGGGCGTGTCGTTTTTTTTATAGTAAAGATTCTCTAACCGTTCCATCTTGTCATGCATACGGACAAGCAAGCCATTCATTGCCCCGCCTGGGGCATTGGATATATTTAACGGCCCATAGTCTGCATGTTTACGTATCATAATAACACGCAGTTCTTTTAGAATATCCTCAAAGTCATTCGGGTCTTTCACTGAGTATCTCCTTAGTTTCAGTGTCGAAGTTGTACATTGCTTCCGCTACTAATAGTTCTTCAATGGTCTCATTACCATTGCCTGTAACTGATGCCACTATAACTGTGGCTATCATGGTCAGCATTTTATGTGCCATTACTGGGTCTTTTGGAATCATATCTGCCACATCACCTAGTGCATTGAGTAAGTCAAGCCCTTGCCTATCTGATATAGGTAAACCTATAAGCCGTGGATGGTCTTTAATAAAATTCCATACATTATCTTCATTTGACATTGAGGCACTTGGCGATTCGTTCATTGATAAAGTCTACTCCTTCTTTATGCACGATACTGTTTACATCGTGGCCTTCTGGCATTTGAATTATATTTACATTGCCTAACTCTTTACCTATTTTCTTACCGAACTCTAACCCTGGGCCATCGCCATCTGCTAATACAATTACTGTATCAAAATCATCTAGGATTCTTGTATAGAATGGCTTCCAATTGTTTGCACCTGGAATACCTACGGCTGGATGTTTAGTCTTAACACTTAGGGTAATACAATCTATTTCACCTTCAGTAACACAGATGTAATTTGATGCTGTGAGTACTACTTGTGCATTGAACATGCTGGTCTTAGCACCTGGCATGCCCATATACTTTGGGTCTGCCCCATTCATTGACCTGAATCTGATATCTACCACGCCTGAGGGCGTGATGTATGGGATGACTAACCTATCTGAGTACTGCTCATGACCTGGAAGAGCGTCCTTTACTACCCCCAAGTGGAAGTTCCGAGCCTCGTCTACCGAGAGATTGCGTGTTGCTAGGTACTCTTCTGCTAAGTGTATTTGGTTTGCGTACTGGTTCGCTGCCTGTAAGAGAAATTGCCTGTGCGAATTTGATAGCCTCACGATATGTGCCTCCTTCTTTTTCTATAATTAAATCGTATACATCTCCACTTACACCACAGCCATGGCATTTGAATCTACCTTCATCAAAGTTTATACCTGCTGATGCATGACCATCATCGTGGAATGGACATTTAATTTTGCGCCAACCGTTGCCCTCTGGTGGCACGGTTGCGCCGATGTATCTTAAGTAATCTGCAATATTATGTTTCTCGTCCACGCATAGCCTGCTTAACTAAATCCAGCCATACTTTGGCTGGCATTGTGCAATACCATTCATCAACATTCTTAGTTCCTTTTTTCTTATGGAGGACAACACCTGTCCAACCTTGGTCGTTAATCATTTCTATTTCTAGTTCTTTAACCCAAGTGCTAAGGTCTAACTTAATATGGTTCTTAACTTCTATAGTTACTCCATTGACTCCTGCTATGTCGCCTTTGTCTAGGTGACTGCCCGCAATTCTGCGTTCCGCATATGGAAAACCATTTTCTTTTAACCAATTAACTGCTGGGATTTCTCCGCCTTGTGTACCCTTGCGCTTGGCTGCACTACTCATTAGTCTATTATTCCTTCTTGTTGGTATCTAACCGCTACATCTTCTAAGTACATAGACTCTGGATTAAACGAGAGAGTAACATAGTTACTACCTGTTTGGTCTGCTCGCCCATATCTATTCTTAACTGGGGCTACACATAGGTATGTGTCTTCGCCCTGTTTCATCTGTCCGATAGTTAGAACCATTGCTGGAATTTGATTGACCATACCTTGCACTGCACTGCGTGGCTGACATGGATAACCATCAAAGCCTTCTTTGGTATGGTGTAGTACTAATACTGCTGCGTTGGTATCTCTGGCTAGGTATTTAAGTTCTTTCATAACTGCACGCATTGCGCCGAACTCATCATATCCATCCATTGCCACATCCATAAGATTGTCTACAACAATAAGCGTTGGACTCTTACCCCATACAGTTTCAAAGGCTGAGACTTCATCATCTAAGTCTTTAAGTGTAGGGCTAGATTCAAACGACCAGAACAAATGATTGTTTAGTTGTAGTATCTCATGTGATTTTGTTGGATTGTTTTTAAGTAACAGTTCTGCTGCTGACTGGGGCATTTTGCCCGTCATTGCAATCAAACGCATAGCCATAGTATGTGCATTGGTATCTGCTGAAAAGTAAAGTGTAGGATGTTTTGTTTTCACAGCAATAGCCAATGCAACTGATGACTTACCTGCACCTGGAGTGCCTGCAACTACAGTTACCTCTGCTCTACGCAGAATAATTCCTGCTCTTTCAAACGCCGCAAAGGCAGGCGGGAGTGGTTCTCCGCCTACCTCTGCTTTGTTTATAGAGCGTCTAAGTGTTTTCACTTAATCTGTTCTGGTACGAATGTGTTCCATTCTGGTGATTGAATGACAACATATTGATTCTTACACTTGTCGAATGCACCCTTCGGTGCACCGCAGAAGTAACCCTTGTATGGCTTTCCGTCTTTACCCATACCTTGGATTGCTGTCATCTTTCCGTGTGCGCATGCACGACCACCAATGTTTGACACTGGTACTGATGCTGGCTGTGTATATTCTTGGGCAGGAACTGATGTTCCCCCTAGTGTGTCAATGATATTGCCACCTAGTGCTGCTGCTACTGACTGTGTTGACATTGCTGGTGCTGATGCACCACGCACTGCCGACTCCAGTTCCTGTGCTGCTGATGCGATTGCATGTACTGATAGTGCAACAACTTGGTCTAGTTCCTCGCCGCTTTCTGCTCGGACTGTTACCAAACTACCTGCTGCTGTCTTAACTGTGATACTGATGGGTGCTTCTGTGCTAGGCACTATCTTCTCCTTGCTCAAATGGAGTAGCAAGACCCTTCTGGTCTCGCCACTTTCTTACTTTCATTGCAAACTGTACACCTTTCCATCCTTCTTTGATGTCAACCCATACTAGTTTGCAAGTTCCTGTCCCTGCTGGGGCATGAATTATAATTGCCTTGTCTTTGTTGATGTCGCCCCACTTACCACGGGTTCCCGTGTCAGGCATGTACGGGGACCCGTTTGCATAGATTGCTAACTGCATAGAAATATTATTTGGGTGGTCAATACGACCTGTCTTTAAGTCTGCAATGAATCGTTCACCATTGTATTCAACAACTCTATCTGGTGTGCCTGCAATTTTATACTTGTCTAGCACTGTGAATTGCTCAATGTAAATTTTAGTTAAAATCTTTGTTGCTTGTTCGTAGGCTTTGATATCTCCCATCCATTGTTCTGGGAATACACCTAACTCTAAACCTAAGTCTAGTTTTTCTGTTAGTGCATGGATTGCTGTGCCGATTGTTGCTGCTTTACTAGCACCTGCTACTTCCATTGCTTCTTCAATGTATGCGTTGACTAACTTGTTGTTATCTCCTGCTACACCAATGGCTAATAATATATCTGGCCTGCTTGTTAAACCTATTGCAGCCATACGCATTTTCCATGCTGTTAATGCAGAGGCATCATCTAAACTATTAGCAATGGTGGTTGCGCGAGTATAAGCAATTGCTTTGCCACCTTTGGGTGGAATAATTAATGGTCGTCCGTATCTATCTCTTTCGATTTCTGTTGGCATTACTCTCCTAGTTAATTAGAGTCCCGTGTTCGCAGATGGCGGGACCACCCATCCCCAAGTCTAACACATGGTAGAAATGAACAAACATCCACATGTTAGATAGCGACTATCTGGTTCTTTAAGAGAGGCCCTACTCTCTTTCGATGTTGCTTACATTTACATCTTGGTCTTGAATATCTAAGTCGTAGCCGCTGACTTCGATATTATCTCTAATGATATCTTCTGCTTCTTCTGCCGAGGTAGCCTTGATATCAGTTACTGTAACTGTAATCTCTACAGTTGCAGACCAAGTTGTGGTAAGCATGTCTGAACCAATTGATTCAAGCAATGCGTTAACCTCATCGCGTGTAACAGTTGTTTCATCTTCATCAACAGAACCATCAAATGCTTCTGTAAAGTAAGCATGTACTTCATTGCGTACCTTGACTAGTTTTCTGTATGATTCTTGTGCTTCAGTAGATACTGCATCTAGCCTGCGCTTAGTTGCAATGTCTGTCTTAATTAGTTCCTTCAATGATTCTTCAGTGAAGTTGTAGGTTGTGCCGTCTACTGTGATTGGATTTAGGTACACGATTCTCCTTAGATTGAAAGTAGTTCTAGTGCTCGAAGTTTAATGCCATCATTGCGCCCTGCTAGGGTAGCAATACTAGCATCTTTCTGAGAGTGATGGTCAGCATACTCTACTACTGATTGCCATAAACCAAACTCTGTATTGCGAATGTTCTCTTGCGTAGGGCTATCTGTATAGATAGCAAATGCTTTCTGCCGTGCATTGAGGGCACGGGACTTAGCATTCTTCTCACCCTTGCTGAGTAGGTGTAAAGGTGATTGCTCAATTTTAGTAGGCAATGCCCATACTTTCTTGAAGTATGCGGTTGCTTTAGCAATGTCTGCATCACGCTGGATAAGATGGTTAGCCAGGTTGGTATACATATCAATGCTTGAATAGGTTAGGTCAAGTAAGTTTCGCATGTCAGATACTGATAGCACTGCGTTCTGTGTGTGACGCAGGGTATAAGTATGTGCTTTGTTCTTGGCTCTAAAGATACGATTGATTTGGTTGGAACACCACAATCGTTCAATGATAGGGCGGATTACTACTGATGATGAGCCATCATGACTAGTCTTGGCTAGTAAGAAGGCTGAGTGTGGGTCACCTTTGATTTCCATTTCACGGGGTAATGACATGAGCATCCATACTTTTGCTCCGTCATCGTACTCACCTGCTGCTGCATAGCGAGCCTGTCCTGAGTCAATCAATCCATCTAGTGAGCCAAAGACTTCAGAGTTCTGAAAGACTTTGTACTTGCTACCCACTACACCAATGACTGATTCATTTCCATCTTGTTTCTTTATGACTGCTTGCTTTTTAGGTACATGCAAGAAGTCTGAGGTGTGCATATCGGATAAGCCAACAGTCCAGTTAAGTCCTGCTTGTTCTGCTACTTGTGCTGCGCTTATTGCTTCAACTGCTACGCCTGCTTTAATCCAGGCTGAGCGGTTTTTCTTTACTACTACATCTGCTGTAGTCATCTGTCCCTTTCTTTACCATGAAGCCTGATACTCGAAGGACCATCCTTCAGGTACATCTTCAATGAGTTTACTTACTATCTTCACAGTCTTTTCAAGACCATGAAAATACCATTCGTCATACTCTGTGCTTCCGAAGAAGAAGCCAGAACCTGTTGGTAGTATTGTATCCGCTTTACTGTGGTCTGCCAACACTTCTTCACATAGAATCTTTAAGTCAATTAAAGAACTGCGTGGTACATAAATAGTCTGACAGTTATCTTCTCCACCTGCTAGTTCTTCAATGAACCAGTTATGGATAGCATTAACCTTACGCCAGTATCCAACTTGAATAGATACTTGAGCAAAGGCTAGTTCTTCTGGGTCATAAGCCCATTCTGTTGCCCCCATAAGGGAGGTTAGTATTGTGTAGTCAGCGTTGAGTTTTTTCTCTGGCTGCCAGTCAATAGATGCTATGCCTTTACGGGCATAGAGATACATATCTAATCCCATATTAGATACCCATTCCTTCCTTAACTCTTGGGTGTAGTTCTTCAGTCATAGTTTTGAATGCACCTGATGGCCAACTTGTATTGAACACACGATTCAATAGCATTGCTAGTGAGTAACCAGGATTATGAACTAATGCAGTATTGACAAGTTCTTTAGCAGAATCTACATCTTCTAAAGAATATAGATTTGCAGCCAATACACTTGCAATAGGTGCAATGAACTTAGTAGGAACTGAGTCCATAAAGTATGCAAGGTATCCATTAACATCTTGAATCTTGCGCTCAGATGGTAGACCTAATACAAAGTCACGCAACTGAATATCCTTTTGCATTGCTGCTGCTACCTCTGCAATATGGTCATCATCTGGTGCTGTATCTGAATCAATCTGTGCATAGATAGCGTCAGTTAAACGCTTGCGTTGTGTTAGTAGTTGTTCTGCTTTGCCGTTCTCATCTAAGAGAATGGTGTAGTAGTTTTCGATTTCTTCTAGTGTTACTGTCATTTGTTTCTCCTTAGTTATAAGTACTTTGCTATTTGCTTCATGGTTGAAGCGTTAACTGTTGTTTCATCTGTCATGCGTAAAATTGACAGAGCATTAGTAATGTCTTCTACAATATCTTTATATGAGTGATGACTCATAGTGTTATGCTTACGCTCTGGGCAAACAGGCAAATCTATTACATCAACTATTACATCATAGTCAATGTTAAGGGTGCTGTTCCATTCACGATAGTTTGTTCGGAAATTAGTAGCATTTTTAACATTATTAATAGCAAAGGCTGTTAATTCTTTTTGCCATATAGCATAAGCCTTATTGTACTCGGCTTCGTTTACTTCTTGGTTAGCATAATCTTCTTCAACTTTTGCTAACTTAGTTTCCAATGCAGTAATTACTTTATGCGTTGGAAGTTTTACTGTGATTCCTCTGTTCATTTTTCTCCTTTAGTTGTTATTAATACCAACCGTTGCTTCGCCAATGCGACCAAGCAACTGATGGTTTTTCGTAACGGTGCTGGATATACTCCAGCCCCCGCTCAACTTGGAGCGGGGCTGGCGTTGATGGGTCAAGGTTAAGCAACTGAGGTACACCAAAGGCTGAACTGTTTGGGTTGTCTGCTTTGGGATTCCATGCTGATTCCTTTCCCCATAACTTCATTAGTGCACGGTGCTCAGACATATTCCATTCTGGGTATGCCATGCGCATGTACTGTCTTGCATATAGTTTTAGAGCACGAGGTGTCCAATGGAACTCGCTCATCTCTGTAGGTTTTGGTTCTGTGTACTGCTGTATTGGTGCTATCTGCCATGGTAGTAGCGATAAGAATGCTACATACCATGCAGTAAATATTGCGAATAGTTTATTCATCGCCCCACATCCTGTCTGGTTCTTGGTAACCATCATCTTTTTCTTCTGTGTCTTTGTCTAGTGCCACATCATCTTCAAGTGGTGGTTCATAACTCATCTTCTTCTATCTCCTTTAACATCTCATTTAGTATGGGCTGTACTGCTAGGGCTGCTTTGTCTAATGCTTCTTGTAATTCTTTACTCATTCTTTTACTAATAACCTTTCATCTACTGGTGGTATTCTATGGGAGCCCCGTGTATCTACTCCACGGTTAGCGCAATATGCTGCGTATAGTTCAGCGTATTCTAAAGCATACTTGTGTGCTAAGAACTTCTTTGCATACTCTGAACCTGCATTTTTGATGCTTGTAATTTCTTTGCTTGCTAGTGTCATTGGTTATTCCTCCACATAGATTCGTCCAGTTGCCATCATTTCTTCTAGAATATTGTTGGCTGCTTTGATGGACAGGATTGCAGCCTCCATTGATTCATTTAACTGTGCTATTTCTTCAACTGTGTAAGCCATCAACTTCTCCTAACTTAGTTAGTCCGCATGGTATGCAGTAGTTTCTATGTGCCAAGTCCCAATGTTCTACTTGGATTGTCATATTACATTTGTCGCAGTTGGATACGACATACTTTCTTTGTATCTTCATTTGTTCTGCCTTCAATATATCTAATGACTCTATCTTGTATCTCATTTCGTTGTCCATAGGTCTTCCTTGGCTATGTCTGTATCCATGTAGTAATCTGTGCGTCTGGTCTTGCGTAGTTCCCTGCGTAGTCTCATGTTCTCTTTAGTTAGTATTGCATTCTGTCTGATAGCAAGGGTGATTACTGCTACAGATGTAGTTAAAGCAATGAGCATTGCTAGTAGTGTCATTGAATCTAGTACCATTTCTATCTCCTTTTGTGTGAGCATTGGCTAATAGGAACTAAGCAGTCCCCACAATAAACTGTATTATTTTGGTTGTCTACCATCTATTCGACTCGCTATCTACTGCTGTTGTACGATTCCCCGCAGGAAAAAGTGCGGGTGGTGAGAGCCGAAGCCCCCACCACCCGCGATTGATTGATTAGACTAGTGATAACTTGGTAACCACTTGGTTTTCATACCACTTATCGTTTTTCTCAGAGAAACTTGAGGTCATATAGCCTTCAATGTTGCAGGCGAATTCGGTTTCTGTAGAGTTGATAAGGTTTTCACGAACCCATGCTTGGATTGCAGGGTCAGTGATTGTAATCTGACGGCTTGCAGTAAACTTGCTTGCCATTTCACCAGTTGGAGTGTATTCCAAACGGCGGTCTACTACAGATGCTTTGATAACTGTAGTATAATCTTTCACTGCCTTAACGATTGAACCATTGAATGTGAATGTATTTGACATGTTATTTCCTTTTCTAGTAGTTGTTTTTTGGGCGTAGCCCCCGTCACTTGGGACGGGGCAAGCCCTTGATGGTTAGTTACAGTTTGGACATACAGCATGCATATTGCATGTGTAGTGGCAGGTTTGGCACACCATTGAGTTTGGTGGCATATCCATATTGAGTTCAAAGATACGGTCAGTTATAACCGTAATCGGTGGGAGAAACTCTTCTCGAGTATCTTCCCATGTCTGAGTAGCCCATACGAAGTACGGTTCTACTCTGGTGGTTGAGCCTGTCCATTCATGTCCAGATTCATCTGGATTAATCTTGGTTAGGCTGGTATACATAGGAGCATAACGATAGATGTCGTTGCCTTCATCTACTATCTCATGCACTGCTATCGCCTCTCTTGTTAGACGACTATCTTCGCAGTCCATGCATACATCATCTAGTATGTAGCATGAGTAGCAGGCATTAGTGACTGATATGCCCTGTTGTTCGCTCATTCCCCTACTCCTTCTCCTACTTTTACCAGTTCAACTCCGCATACTGGGCAGGGGAATCCAGTTCCTTGGAAGTGCTCGTAGTGGGCTGGACACCCTGTATCGAACTCATGGACTAGAATATAATGCTTCATTCTTTCCACTCCTTCTTCATATCTCCGAGGCTACCTTCACCTCCGTGTAGGTAGTAGCACCCGCAGTTCAACCAGTTATCTATCCCACACACTCTGCATTCTACGATGGTTTCAGATGTTGTGAACATAACTTCCTCTCTGTAGTTAATACCTTTAACTACACCTAAACCAAGGCATGGCTGTCCAGTGTAGTTTGCTGGACTGCCATGCTACGGAACAGCCCGACTGCCTCAGCCAGCCAGGATTTTTATTTAACTGGGGCGCGGAATGTTTATTTACTATGGAGCGCCGAGATAGCCTCCTGCTCAGCGCACTATCTAACAGTACAGACTGAGCGGTAGCAAACAGTTCTGGGGTCTAAATGACCCCTGACTGTTTAATTGCTTTTGGAAACAGTAGAGTATCTCTACCTAAATATTTCCCGTACAACAGTATGCCTATGCCCCAGTACTATCAATATAGGGTCTGACCTGCGGTTATAGTACTGTGATGTAAATCACAGGCTGCAAAGTGTTCGGAATGGGTGTTTGAACGGATTAATATATAGTAGAGGCAATTTATTGCCGATACTATAGCAAGGGCTTTAGGCCCTTGCGTACAGACTGTATCTACTGTCTGTTACAACAGGCTGTATAACAGACTATTGTAAGCGGGTAAATTCTGCCCAAAAGGGACATAGATGACATTCAGTAAAAGTAATAACCCCCGTACCGAAAAAACGGTAGAGGCAAAGGCAAAGTTACTAGCCCTGGTAGCCCAGGGCATGGGTGCTCCTAGGGCCATGGTTCAGATAGGCTATAAGGAAGATACCTTACGTATCTGGATTAGCCGCGACAAAAAATTTGCCCGTGATTTGGAAGACGCCAAGGCAGATGCCAAAAATAACTCCACCATCTCTCTCGGAGTGGCAAAGGATGAGATTTCTTTTTCACAGTTTTCTGAAGTATTTTTAAACCAGCAGGTCTTTCCACACCATCAAGATTGGATTGACCTACTAGAAGGTTACGAACCTTCATGGCTGCACGAGTCTATGATTTACGAAGACGGGGACCAGAACCGCTTATTGGTAAATGTACCCCCTGAGCATGCCAAGTCAACCGTGGTAACGGTTAACTACTCTACCTACCGAATTGCCCTTAATCCTAATGTGCGCATTATTGTGGTCAGTAAGACCCTTAACAAAGCGCGAGAGTTTGTCTATGCAATTAAGCAAAGACTATCCCACCCACGTTGGCTAAAGTTACAAACAGCCTATGGACCTGAGGGTGGCTGGAAACAAGACGCTGATACTTGGAAGGTAGATACCGTCTACCTTGGTAGCGATGCTAGAGACTCATCCGAAAAAGACCCAACCATCCAAGCACTTGGTATGGGTGGTCAGATTTACGGTGCTCGTGCTGACCTGATTATCTTGGATGACTGCATTACCACTGCCAATGCCCACGAGTGGGACAAGCAGATTAACTGGTTACAAAAAGAAGTTATTACCCGTTTGGGTAAGAATGGCAAGTTGTTGATTGTAGGGACACGAATTGCGGCGAATGATTTTTATAAAGAACTTCGTAATCCGAAGCATTGGTCTGGCGGTAGGTGCCCATTTACTTACATGGCTATGCCTGCGGTATTGGAGTATGGGGAGAAACCAGAAGACTGGGTAACCCTTTGGCCTAAGTCTGACCATCCTTGGGATGGAGACGAAGATGAATTACCCGATGAGCAAGGGCTATATCCCAAGTGGGATGGACCGTCTTTATTTAAACGGCGTGGTGAAGTAACTCCTAGTACTTGGGCTTTAGTTTATCAGCAGGAGGATGTCGAAGAAGATTCCATCTTCCCACCCGCACTGGTGCAGGCTTGCACCAAGGGTATGCGTAAGCGAGGTCCGTTAAAACAGGGCGTGGTGGGACATCCGAATCATGTAGAAGGTTACACAGTTGTTGGCTTTGACCCTGCTATGGGCAGAGGCCATGCTGCATTTGTGGCGATGACCTATAACCGAGTAGATGGAAAGATGTATGTGCTGGACTGTGAGAACATGTCTGAGCCTACGCCGCAAAAGATTCGTGCCATGATTGAAGAGTTTACAATCAAGTACAGTCCTAATGAGTTTCGTGTTGAAATTAACGCACAC